GTGGTGTACTGGCTTCCGGAGGAAATATAACCGCTCTCTCCTTTAGCGGTCAAGACATGCAGCCAGTAGCTGTTGGCTTGTCCGACAACATGGACCGCTTCGCCTTTTTTCAGCATGCGGATTTTGGCGGCGGAGACGCTTGGCTGAGTGCGCATATTGACGCCATATGTAATGGTGGTTTCATAAGAAGATGATGCCGCAGCTGCCGGGGTCGGCGGGACGTAAACGGCTCCAATAGCGGTGAAGGCGACGGCGGCGCATAGACTCGTTCCAATCAGCTTGCGGTTGAACCAATTATTGCTCATGTTGGTGAAAACCTCCTAGGGTTGTTGGTCTCAACCAACTGTAGCAGATTATAAACGGCCTAAGATTTTCCACGAAGAGCGGAAATCCAGGAAGGACATGCCTTTCAAGGCCTTTCTTAGAAATAAATGAGAATTATCTCATCAAAATCAGCCCTTCCCGAATCAACGAAGGACTCGTTAAGGGGCAGTAAATAGAGCCCTGCAAAAGGCAGCGAGGGCACTAAAAAAAGCATCCGTTTCCCCGGATGCTTCTGCTCGCATGAATCAGCCTTTTACCGCAGCCGTTACGCCGGCATCGGGAACCATTCCATGCGACGAACGGAAATACTCCCGATTATGCAGCATGCTCGGATGATCCGGATGAAAGGCGAGCGCATGTTCATTATGCTCGAATGCCTCCCTGAACCTTCCCAGCCGGTCAAGGCAAAGGCACATTTGCAGATGGGGATACCAGGTTGACGCGGTGCGATTGATTATTCCCATCGTAACGGGGGGCTCCAAGGCGACAGCAAGCCCGTACCAATAAAGGGCAGCCTCGTACTGTTCCCTCTCAAATGTCAAGGCCGGATTTATTTTGACCCATTTCGCCGGGTTAATTTTGACCCACCCATCGACGAATTAGGCATTTCACTTGCGACCTCATCGTGAATTGACGATGAGGAATTGGGAGGAAAGGGAGCACTGCCGCCCCCATTTCCGTTATTCCAGTTCAGTCAGGAGATGCCGGAACCGCGGATAGGCGGCTAAATGGTCAAACGTCTCGTATAGATCGCTGTGCACATCCGGAAAAGGCTTCTCCTGCCCCGGCGATGTCAGCCGATTGACATCGTGACGCAATTCCACCACCTGCTGTTCCAGGCTCTTGCAATACTGAGCGAGTGCTGCGATGAGGGCTTCAGTCTCTTGCTGCCTAAGCGCTACCAGCGATTCCTCATCATACATCGGCTCTCGGGTCATGCGAAATTCCTCCTTTGGTCATGCCGGTTAAACGTCTATACCGATAGCATAAATGGTTCGTCGATGAAGAACAAACTTCGTATCCTGCATCAGAACATACCAATCGGCATCGAGCTCCAAGCGGCATTCGTAAGCTTTATTGCCCATATACAAGGTGAAACATTCCCCGCAATGTAGGCCGTATCGCCGTCGCCCCAAATCGACACACCACTCGTCGCGGTCCGGTTCATAGCATATTCGGGCGCGCCTACGCATGGGCATTCTCCTTGACGGTTATACTGCCAGAATCCGTGGCCGGTTTGTCGAGCGGCGTGCCATACACGCCGGCTCTCATCTTGTCCTTGAGCCGGTAACTTGGACCACGGATGTTAATAATGTGCGAATGATGAAGCAGACGGTCCAGAATCGCCGAAGCCAGCACCGAGTCCCCAAACAACTCGCCCCAATCGCCAAAACTCTTGTTGCTGGTCAGGATCAGGCTGCCGCGCTCGTAGCGGGTGCTAATGAGTTGGAAGAACAGGTTGGCTGCCAGCGGGTCGAGCGGCAGATACCCGACTTCGTCAATGATCAGAATTCGCGGGCGTAGATACTGTCTCATCTTCGCATCCAGCCGGTTCGCGTTATGGGCGCGCCGCAACTCTTCTACTAGCTGTGTGACGGTGGTGAAATACACCGAGATACTCTTCGCGAGCGCCTCCAGCGCAAGCGCAATCGTAAGGTGGCTCTTTCCGACGCCGGGCGGTCCGAGGAATACGACATTCGCCGTCTGGCGAACGAAATTCATCGTCGCCAGCTCGTCGATGAGCTTTTTGTCCACGCTCGGCTGGAACGAGAAGTCGAACTCCGTCAACGTTTTCTGATACGGCAGGCGCGCCATACGCATCTTGGTCTGAATCGTTCGTCTGAGCCGCTGCGCCAGCTCCTCACCCAGCAAGTCGATCAGAAACGCGACATACGTCCACTGCTTGTCCGTCGCTTGCTGCAGCCTGCTTTCCAGCACATCGGCGGCGGCGAGCAATTTGAGTGACTCCAGTTGACCTCGCACTTGATCCAGCTCCAGCATCAGCTCATCACCGCCAATGCTTCATACTGTTCAAGCGGCCGCTCTTCGACTACCGGCGTAGAAACCTCTCGGGCCAGCGGCTTCGGTTTCAGAGCGCCTTCCGCAGCTTTGAGCCCCTCGTATTGTCCGGGCAGCCTCACCATGCCGGTCCACAGATTGGATTTCTCGTGCGTCGCGATACGCTCGCCCTGATGCCAAATTTCTACATGCATACCCACTTGGCGAACGAGAACAACTTGGCCGCTGTACCGCCAATGAACACCATACCTAACGCCGTCGAAGCTGACGAACCCATCCAAACTGACCGTACGCTCGACGCGCAAAAACTTCGTCAGGCGATCCGGAGATGGCAGCGGCAGTAGGTTCTCATCCTTCAACCGATCACACGGGCGCTCGCCGGTCGTACCATGAATCCGCTGGTCGACTTGATGGCACCACTGAATCGCTTGCCGATTCAAATCGGCAATGTCCGTGTAGGTGCGCCCCGGCCAGAAGTTATCCTTGACGAACTGGACGCCGCGCTCGACCTTACCCTTGGTTTCCGGACGTCGTACCTTGCACAGTTTCGGCGTCAGACCGACCGACAGCGCGAAGTCCTCGAACATCCGGTTCCACTGAGGAGTACGGTCGTCGTTCATGCCGGTAACAACGGTTTTCATGTGATCGGTGAGCATGATTTTGGGTACGCCGCCGAAGTGCTCGATGGCATGAACGAAACAGCGTAGGAAACTATGAATGTCACAGCGACGGGTGTACTCAACATACGTGGCGCGTGAGTAGCCCAGCACCATGACAAAGACTGGCAGCTTATGGGCTCGTCCATTGGCATCTACGGTTTCGCAAAATCCCCAGTCTACCTGCGCTTGATCTCCCGGCAACGTCTCGTACCGGACGGTTGCCTTTGACTGCCACGGCGGACGCTTTTGCTGTACATAGTCTTTGATGATCGTCGCACCACCGGTATAGCCTTTCTCCTTGAGGCGCATGAGCATCGCCTGACAGTTGAACAATCCGTCTTCTTTCATCCAGCGGTCGATCGTCTCTTTAAACGGATCGAGCTTCGACCCTCGTTTCTCACGCTCCTTGGACTCCGGGATCTGCCCATCCCGTACATATTTTCGGACAGTGTTCCGAGCATGGCCGGTTTCCCTGACAATCTCTCGAATCTTCTTTCCATTGAGCTTCATTTCGTGTAATCTCAAGACAGATCCGCCTTTCAGCATCGAGTATCTCTCCCAGGTTGATTTGGTCGTCAATCCTGAGAGATATTCGCTAAAGGTGGGTCATTTTCATTCCGGCGCCGGTGGGTCAATTATAATCCGGCGGTAACA